GATCTTCGCAAAGCTCAGTATGATAAAAAAGGTTGGAAATATGACGACACCATAAAAGGTTATGATAAATCTGGCAATAAGGTAAAAGCACCCGCTAATAGACCTAAAGTTAAAGCTGTGTCTAACATAGAGGCTTCTAAACGAAAAGTGCAAAAAACACCTGAAATAAAAATAACTCCTAAACCTAAAGCGGTAAAAACCAAAAAAGAAGTTAGGATAGAAACAAGAAAATCGGACAGAGCAAATAGACAAGATACAAGACAGGAAAACAGAGATAGAAGAAGAAGCAAAAGAGTTGCAAATAGAACAGAAAGAAGAGCTAAAAGATAGATGGACAAAATATGGTCATGGCTTACTGGGAGCGTTGTCAAGGAAGTTGGCAGCGTTCTCGATAACCTTATAACAAGCAAAGAAGAAAAGCTACAAGCTAAACAAGCAATAGAAGTTATATTGCAAAAAGCTGAAGCAGATGCGCAAAGGGAAGTAACTAAAAGGTGGGAGTCAGACATGAAATCTGATTCTTTCTTATCAAAGAATATACGGCCTATGGTTCTTATATATCTAACAGTTATATTCACTGCCTGTGCTTTTTTTGATGGCAATATAGGGGAGTTTAAAGTAGCTGAAGAATACATACCTATATTTCAAACTCTATTGGTTACAACATACGGAGCTTACTTTGTAGGACGTTCCTACGAGAAGGCTAAATCAATAACTAGTAAAAACACGTAATAAGTAAAATAACGGAATATTAATATTAAATTTAATCAAAATGACAAAAAAAAGAACAAAGAAACAAGACGTGCCTGTAATAGGACAAAGATTTATTACATCTGATGAGCTGCTAAAAATTAAAGTAGCGATAGAACAGGTTAATAATATTCAAATGCAAGTAGGTGGAATTGAAGCTCAAAAAAGTGATCTTATATCTTCAATGAAGGAAAAGGTTATGGAGTTAAACAAATTAAAGTCAGAACTAGAATCTAATTACGGAGATGTTGTTGTAGATCTATCTAATGGTGAAATAAAAGACAATGTACCTAATACGAAAGATTAGTATAGGCCGAGATTATAAAAGTGACGCCATGCACTATTCTGTTGGACAGGAAGTGTATGGTGGTCATACTATAGATAGCATAATTGAAGAAGATAGTAAGTACTCAATATATATATCTAAAAACGACGAGATATTGCCTTGGAAAGATTTTAACAAAAACATGGCAATTGCAATAGAGTATAATCTAGAGTATTAATGAAAGGCTACACCGATTTTGTTGTAGCGCCATCCGAAGGTAGATACGACAATAAGTTAAACATAGATGGAGTTGAATTAATACTTAATACTGAATTGCAAAACCACTCCTATGTATCTAGAGTAGGTTTAGTTATTTCTGAACCTTATTTTAATGACACAAACATACGTAAAGGTGATTTAATAATATTACACCACAATGTATTTAGAAGGTTTAGAGACATAAGAGGTAAAGAAAAAAACTCTAGAAGCTTTTATAAAGAAGACAAGTATTTTGTGCAGCCTAATCAAATATTTGCGTATAAACGTGAAGATAGGTGGGTAGCCTGTGACGGGTTTAATTTTGTACAACCTATTAAAGAAACAAAAATGTTTTCTGATGCTTTTGAAAAAAGGGGTATAGGTATACTTAAATACAAAGACGCTAGCCTAAAAGCTATAGCTGAAGGAGATCTAGTAGGGTTCAAGCCGGGTGCGGAATACGAGTTTATCGTAGAAGGTAAAAAAATGTATCGAGTACCATCTAATCAAATTACAATCAAATATGAATATCAAGGAGACGAAGAAGAATATAATCCAAGCTGGGCACAAAGCAGTGGAGGAATTGATAAAAGTAGCTAAAGAAGCTATAGTTGATTCCGACGATGACATATCCGCCGATCGTCTTAAAAATGCGGCGGCTACAAAAAAGCTGGCTATATTCGATGCGTTTGAAATTTTAAATAGAATACAAGCGGAAGAAGATATTTTAAACGAAAAACCTAAAGAAGATTCAAAAGAAAAAACTTATAAGGGGTTCGCAGAAAGGAGAGCTAAGTAATGTATAAGCAAGATCTTTACTCAATAATAACTCCTATAAAAAGGAATGTACTATCTAAGCGTAATAGTTTGAAAAACTGGAAATACGGTTATGATAAAGAATCTGACGTAGTAGTTATCAGTAGAACAGGACAAATAGGAGAAATATATAATATACAGGGATTAAAAATAGCTTTGCCAAAAGCTCCTAAAAAAATAATCAAAGGCGATAACTTGTGGAAGCCAGAAGAGTATCCTAAAGAATTAAAAAGAATACAGAGTATATTTGAATGGAAAGATTATTTAGATAGTTTCAAAGAAAGGTGGGAGCCTTATATAGACGAACAATTTGAAAGAAGGGAAAAAGGCCACTGGTTTATTAATAATAATATTGAGACTTATATTACTGGTACTCATTACATGTACCTGCAATGGTCAAAGATCGACGTGGGATTACCGGACTTTCGTGAATCAAATAGATTATTCTATATATTCTGGGAAGCCTGCAAAGCAGATCCACGTTGTTACGGTATTTGTTACCTTAAAAATAGACGTTCCGGATTCTCATTTATGGCGTCGGGAGAAACAATTAACCAAGCTACGGCATCTAGTGACGCCCGCTTTGGGATATTGTCGAAATCCGGGGCGGATGCGAAGAAAATGTTTACAGACAAGGTTGTACCCATATCTATCAACTATCCGTTTTTCTTTAAACCGATCCAGGACGGTATGGATCGACCAAAGCAGGAATTAGCATATAGAGTTCCAGCATCTAGGTTGACAAGAAGATCTATACAAAGCACGGATCCATATAAAATAGAGTTAGAAGGATTAGATACAACTATAGATTATAAAAATACGGGTGATAACAGTTATGATGGTGAAAAACTAAAGCTATTAGTTCATGATGAAAGTGGCAAATGGGAAAGACCTAACAATATACTTAATAACTGGGGAGTAACAAAAACTTGTCTAAGACTAGGTAGTAGAATCATTGGTAAGTGTATGATGGGATCAACGTCAAACGCTTTAGATAAAGGAGGTAGTAATTTTAAAAAGCTATATCAGTCTTCGAATATAAATAAAAGAAACAAGAATGGTCAAACAAAATCTGGACTCTATAGTTTATTCATTCCTATGGAATGGAATTATGAAGGATTCATTGACAAGTACGGAATGCCCGTATTTGATACTCCAAAGGTATCTATAGAAGGTCCATACGGTGATCCTATTGAGGTTGGAGTGCTTGAGCACTGGCATAATGAAGCAGAAGGATTAAAAGGCGACCAGGACGGCTTAAATGAGCATTACAGGCAATTTCCAAGGACTACAGAACATGCTTTCCGTGATGAAACACAAAATAGCTTATATAACTTAGTAAAAATATATGAGCAAATAGATTACAATGAAGATCTAAAGCACACAGGAGTATTGACACAAGGCAGCTTTAGTTGGGAAAATGGAATTAAAGATACAAAAGTTAAATTCACACCAAACCCCCAGGGTAGATTTAATATTTCCTGGGTGCCTGGATTAAATTTGCAAAACAAACAATATGTTAAGAATGGTTTCAAGTCGCCAGGCAATAGTCACATTGGTAGTTTTGGTTGTGATAGTTATGATATTAGTGGTACAACAGATGGTAGAGGATCTAAAGGTGCGCTTCATGGACTTACGAAATTCTCGATGGAAGATGCTCCTCCTAATACTTTTTTTCTAGAGTATTTAGCTAGGCCTCAAACAGCTGAGATGTTTTTTGAAGATGTCCTTATGGCATTAGTGTTTTATGGCATGCCTATTTTATGTGAGAACAACAAGCCTAGATTGTTGTATTATTTAAAGCGAAGAGGATATAGAGGTTATTCCATGAATAGACCCGACAAAGTATGGAATAAGTTATCAAAGACAGAAAAAGAAATAGGAGGGATACCAAACTCCAGCGAAGATATAAAGCAAGCTCACGCTGCTGCAATTGAATCTTATATAGATAGACATGTAGGTCTAAAAGAAGATGGTCAATACGGGGGAATGTATTTTAATACTACTCTTAACGATTGGGCTAAATTTGATATAAATAACAGAACCAAGTTTGATGCTGCTATAAGTTCAGGTTTAGCTATAATGGCTGTTAATAGGCATTTATATAGCCCTGCGGCGGATCAACCGAAGCAAAGGTTGAATTTAAAAATAAGCAAATATTCCAATGCTGGAAGTATTTCGAAATTAATAGAAAAATAAAAATATGGCTGAGTCAGTTATAACAAGTTTTTTTCCAAGCCAGATAGCTAGCGATTCTGAAAAGATGAGTCTAGACTATGGGACTAGAGTCGGCAGAGCAATAGAAAACGAATGGTTTCGTTCTGATAATGGCATCGGACGATTTAAAAGTAATCAAAACACTTTTCATAATTTAAGGTTATACGCAAGGGGAGAGCAAGGAGTACAGAAATATAAGGACGAACTTTCTATAAATGGAGATTTGTCTTATCTTAATTTAGATTGGAAACCTGTACCTATAATACCCAAGTTCGTGGATATACTAGTTAATGGTATCTCTGAAAGAATGTTTGATATAAGAGCTTATTCTCAGGATCCTTATGGCGTGGATAAAAGAACTAAGTATATGGAGTCTATACTTAGAGATATGCAAACAAAAGAATTAGGTGAATATGTAGAAGCCGAGTTTGGTGTTAATTTATTTGAAAACAATCCAGAAGATTTACCTAAGAATCAAGAAGAGCTTAACTTGCACATGCAACTTTCTTATAAACAAGAGGTTGAATTAGCGGAAGAACAAGCTATAAACACTTTGCTCGACGGCAACAAGTATGACTTGACTAAGAAAAGATGCACTTACGATTTAGCTACAATAGGAATTGCTGCCGTAAAGAATGGGTTTACAAAATCAGAGGGAGCTACTGTTGAATATGTTGATCCCGTTAATCTAGTGTGGTCATACACTGAGTCACCTTACTTTGATGACATATACTATGTAGGAGAAGTTAAAAGCGTGCATCTAAACGAATTAAAGAAACAGTTTCCGTGGTTAACTAATGATGATCTAAATGAAATATCTGGGCAATCGTATCAAAACAACGGATTTTATGATAGAACATTAACTAATAATGACGAAGACGATTCTAATACCGTACAGGTATTATATTATAATTACAAAACATATTCCAACGAAGTATATAAAGTAAAAGAGTCTGCAACCGGAGCAGCTAAGTTAATACCTAAAACAGATGAGTTTAATCCTCCTGAAGAAATGTATGAGGAGTATGGCATACAAAAACTATCTAGGTCTTTAGAGGTATTATATGAGGGTGTTAAAATACTAGGAGGTAAAACTTTGAAGTGGGAGGTTGCCACAAATATGATACGACCTAAAAGCGATTATACTAAGGTCAAAATGAATTACAGTATTGTAGCTCCTAGAATGTATAAAGGTAGAATAGAAAGTATTGTATCTCGTATTACAGGTTTTGCTGATATGATACAGCTTACCCATCTTAAGCTACAACAAGTTTTATCTAGAATGGTGCCAGATGGTGTTTATTTAGATGCTGACGGATTAGCTGAGGTTGATTTAGGTAATGGCACGAACTATAACCCGCAAGAAGCATTGAATATGTTTTTTCAAACAGGTTCTGTAATTGGTAGATCATTTACTCAAGAGGGAGATATGAATCCCGGCAAAGTACCAATTCAAGAATTACAGTCTGGTTCGGGCGGAGCTAAGTTACAATCCCTTATTCAAACATATAATTATTATATGCAAATGATAAGAGACGTAACCGGATTGAACGAAGCTAGAGATGGTAGTACTCCAGACGCTAGAGCATTGGTGGGAGTGCAAAAGTTAGCTGCTGCTAACTCTAACACGGCTACAAGACATATACTAGATGCTACTTTGTTTTTAGCAAAAGATTTATGCGAAAATTTATCACTTAGAATATCCGATATACTAGAGTATTCGCCTACAAGAGAAGCGTTTATACACAAGATAGGTAATCAGAACGTAGCAATATTGCAGGAGATGAGTGAATTGTATTTATACGATTTTGGTATATTTGTTGAATTACAACCGGACGAAGAACAAAAAGCTGTACTAGAAAATAACATACAAACAGCATTACAAGCGGGATTAATAGATTTAACGGATGCTATTGATATAAGAGAAATACAAAATATAAAACTAGCTAACCAGCTTCTAAAAATCAAAAGAGTTGAGAAACAGGAAAGAGAGCAACAGCTACAACAGCAAAACATACAGGCACAGTCTCAAGCTAACGCTCAGGCTACCCAAGTTGCTGCTCAAGCTGAGGTACAAAAGCAACAAGCGTTGATGCAACAGAAAATGGAGCTAGAACAAATGAAGGCTAAGATAGACTTAGACAAAATGCAAGCCGAAATAACTGCTAAAAAAGAGTTGATGAATCTTGAATTTCAAATGAACATGCAGCTTAAAGGCGTAGAAACTCAAGGAAAAAAGCAAGAAGCAAACGAAAGAGAAGATCGTAAAGACGAAAGAACTAAGATACAAGCAACTCAACAAAGTGAACTAATAAATCAAAGGCAGAACGACACTATGCCTAAGAATTTTGAATCTGCTGGAAACGATGTTCTTAACGGCAACTTCAACTTAGGATCTGGTGATCCTAGGTAATAATAATAGTAATAATTATATAATATTTTATCATGGAAGAAGAAGTAAAAACCGAGGTTGAAAATACGGAAGTAGAACAGCCTCAAGAAGCGTCTCCTATAACACAGGAGGACAACGGATTAATAAAAGTTGATTTAACTCAACTAAATAAAGTGGAGGCTAATGAAGTCGATACTCCTGTAGAGCAACCTGCAGAACAACCGGTTAGCGAGGAAGTGGTTCAAGAAGAAACTCAGTCAATTCTACAAGAGATAACAAACGAGGAAGTTGAAGAAAAAGCAGAAGAGCTTGAAGAACAGGTTGAGCAAGCTATAGTTGAGCAATCAGCGGGTATAGATCTACCTGAAAACATTCAAAAAGTAGTTGACTTTATTAATGACACGGGAGGGAGTCTAAAAGATTATGTTAATCTTAATACAGATTATAGTTCTCTTAACGAAGATCAATTGCTTAGAGAGTATTACGAAAACACAAAACCTCATTTGGATTCAGAAGAAATAGGATTTGTCATGGAAGACAAGTTTCATTTTGATGAGGACATAGACGAGGAAAGAGATATACGTAGGAAAAAATTAGCTAGAAAAGAGGAATTAGCTAAAGCTAAAAACCACTTAGAAGGTTTAAAAAGTAAGTATTACGAAGAAATAAAAGCTGGGTCACGGTTAAGCCCAGAACAAAAAAAGGCGGTTGATTTTTTCGATCGTTATAACCAAGATAGTGAGAAGTTGACAGTAGATAGAGAAAAACAAACATCTATATTTAATGACAAAACTGAAAAGCTATTTTCCAATGAATTCAAAGGTTTTGATTTCGAAGTTGGAGAAAAGAAATTTAGATATAAAGTCAATGATGTAGAAGGAGTGAAATCTAAGCAAGGAGACATTTCAAATTTCGTTAAGAAGTTCTTAAACGACAAAAATGAAATGGCAGATGCTAAAGGTTATCACAAGTCTTTATTTACAGCAATGAACCCCGATGCAATTGCGAACCACTTTTACGAACAAGGTAAAGCGGATGCAATGAAAACAAGTATGGAAAAAGCTAAAAACATTGATATGAGTC